TGAGGCGGCTCGTAGGCATGGTTTAAGCGTTATCTGCGGTCACACTCACAGGGCTGGCCAATCGGCCTTCACAGAGGCTTCTGGAGGCAAATTAGGGCGTATTTTGAGGGGCTTTGAGGGTGGTCATTTAATGGACATTCGTAAAGCCGCCTATACAAAGGGAACAATGAATTGGCAACAGGCATTTTTGATCGTCGAAGAAGATATGAAAGGCGTTCAAGTCTCAATCATTCATTTAGAGAAAGATGGAACTTTTGCAGTTAATGGTCGTAGGTATGGACGATCTCGATAATCCATTAAGTCGCGATATTGACGACCACATGGATAATTCAGAATTGTTACCATTTCGTTATCAAAGATCCCAAAGGAAGTCATAGCTTAGGGATACATTAAGCCTTATCAATGAAATTCATTGATAGAAAGGGCTAAAATGAACACAGATTTATTTTTATATTTAGTAATGCTGGCGTTTTTAATAGTCGGTATAGCTGCTGGTTATGGGCTGGGTTATAAAGAAGGCAAAGAAGAAGGATACGCTCTCGGCCGTTCGGTCGCCCGACACACTTTTTGGTCTGAGTGAAAGCCAGTGACATCCTTGATGAGGCCAAGCAATTACTTGCCGAAAGAGGAAACGAATACGGCGACCCAGCTCTTAATCACATTCGAATCGCAAGACTCTGGAGTGTGTATCTTGACAAAAACATCGAGCCTCACGAAGTCGCGATCTGTCTCATCCTCACCAAAATCTCGCGAACTCAAACTACGGCAGACCACCCGGACAGTTACGCAGATATCTGCGCTTACTCTGCAATCGCTGGCCAGATTACATCAACTGATTGGGACGACCTTGACAGTTACTAAAGCTAAAAAAGGTCAGTGGTGCGACTATTGCAGAATGCGCTGGGGTCAAGATCATCCAAATGGCAAAGGCAAGACATTGGCAGTTTGGACTGTCGTAAGCCAACATGCTAAGTCTAAAGGGATCAACCGACATTATTGTCAGCCTTGTGCTGTCTGGGTGTCTATTTGGCCAGATGGATCTCATTGGCCATTGACCGAACAAGCTGATTTTCTTGTGAAACAAGAGGAGATTAATCATGGCGTTTAATCTTGCTGATTATGAAACAGTCGAGAGTCGGCTGGAAAAGTTTTGGAAGGAGTTTCCGGATGGACGCATTTCAACGGAATTGGAAGTATGTGAAGCTCATCGATATGTTATTAAAGCCTATCTCTATCGCACTTTTCTCGACCAAGTCGCTTACGCGACTGGGTTTGCTGAGGAGAAGGATTCTGATCGCGGCGTTAATGCCACTAGTGCACTGGAAAACTGCGAGACTTCAGCGATCGGCCGAGCTCTTGCTAATGCAGGTTTCGCGGCTAAAGGAAAGAGACCAAGTCGAGAAGAAATGGTCAAAGTATCAATGGCAGGAAGAAGCGGATTTGATAAACCAGAGAAACCGATCCTTAGATCAAAATTTGAGGAACCTAAGCCAGATGCCTGGACAATCCCAGATCCTAAAAATGATCAAAATTCGATCATTGTTGAAGCTGCGCCGACCATCAACGAAGCTCTAAATTTATTATCTGAAGAATTAAATGCCAAAGAAATCCCACAAGCTCCAAAATGCCAGCATGGATTCATGATTTACAAAACTGGTGTTTCTTCAAAAACAGGAAAACCTTATGAAGGCTATACCTGCTCGGAAAAAACTCGGGCACATCAATGCCCACCAATTTGGTTATAACTTATGGTTTCCCAGCACAGGAAGCATCGAGGTTACCGCACTCAGAAAAGCGTCGCTGAGTTCCTCCAAAAGTGGTTTCCTTATGCGCAAAGTGCTGGGGCAGGTAGGCAAGGCAGCGATATAACAGGTGTCCCGTTCGACATCGAGGTAAAAGCGAGAAGTGCCTTCCAACCGAAGGAGTGGCTGGATCAGACACGAAAGAGAGCAGATGGGAAGCTGTCGATCGTCGTGATGAGATTCAATGGACAGGGTGAGGATGCGGCCGAATACGGAGCCATGCTCAGATTCTCAGATCTGGTTCAGCTACTCAATAAAGTCGATTATGCAGAATGGTCTCAAAAGCCATCGAGATGCAAGGGCTGTGGAATTTGGTTAATAGCAGCTTGGGATTACTGCACAAAATGTAAGGATCACAATGCCAGTCTATGAATACTGCTGTGTGCTTTGCGGCGAAAAGCAAGAGATCGATCATCCAATGAGCGCAATAGGTAATCCGATCCTGCACTGCTCGACACCAATGATCCGGGTTTTCGTAAGTACGCCAGCGATCTTTAAAGGCACAGGCTGGGGTAAGGATAAGAAATGACATTTCATTATAAATTAAAATCTGATAGTACAGCTTGGTTTAGCTGTTGTGATGAAATTCAATTTGAATTTATGTGTGCCTATTGCTATGAACCTATGGGTTGTATGTATTGCGCGTTCGATATAAATGTTAAACATGATTGCATGGCAGATTAGCGACTCGCCCGAGATTATGCGTAAAATACGAATGAATTTGACATCGATGCTACGCTATAAATCGCTAGCGAGCGCGTGTGCGCAGTTGCTCGCGACCGCGATGTTAGCTTTAGGGGCAGGTCTATTCTTAAATGAATGGCCGGCGACAGAGGCTGGCACAGCAGCCGAAGTAAAAGACAATAAACCAATAGATATTAAAGATTACATAAAAAGCCATTTAACAAGTAAAACTTATAAATGTTTAGATACTTTGGTTATAAAGGAAAGTAACTGGAACTTCAGTGCTGTGAATGGTAACCATTATGGCTTCTTGCAAGGTAGATCTGATTGGCTAAAGACAGCTGACCCGGAACAACAATACGACTGGTCTAGTCGCTATGTTGCTAATCGTTATGGTGTTACAGAGTATGATGAACCTGACTTCTGTGCAGCTCTGGATCATTGGAAGAAATACTCATGGCATTAAAGATTTGTTTCGATTGTGAGAAGACAGTGGAAGAAACACATTTGATGCCAGATGGTTTCACTGAATGTTGTGTTGAATGCTGTGGTTGCAATGGCACTAGATAAGCTAAATAGCAGACGCTACCGCGCACAGCGCGAGCGTGTGTTTAATCGGGATGGTAGATGCTGTGCTATCTGTGGCACAGATCAAGGCGAAATGCACATTGATCATATAATTCCACGAAAGCAAGGTGGAACCCATGAGCTAGATAATTTGCGTGTGCTGTGTAAGAGCTGCAATTTACGCAAAGGTGCGTTAAATGATGGCGTTTTTTTAGCACGACGGGCTACCCCCCCTGTCTTTTCTGCCGTTCTCTCCCTAACACAGTCGAAGCCGATGCCGGACAGTCCATTTACAACCAAGCCAGTCCGGACAGATGACTGATAAACCCAAAAGATCCAAACGCCTACGAGGGGCAACAAAACCGAGGGTTCACACGCCACTTCTTAAAGGCCAATCAAAGCTTCAGGATGTCAAAGATCTCTGTGAGATCGTAAAAATGCCGTTATTGCCATGGCAAGAGTTCGTATTGAAAGATATGCTCACTACCGACAAAAAAGGCAACTGGATCCGCAAAACAAACTTAATTTTAGTTGCTAGGCAAAATGGCAAGACTCATTTAGCTCGAATGTTGATCCTTACTCATTTGCTTAAATGGAATACTAATGTTTTGATCATGTCCTCAAATCGAAGTATGGCTTTGGATACTTTTAGACAAGTTACCGGAATCTTGGAGAGCAATGACCATTTCAAAGGACTCGTTAAACAAATCAGATATGCAAATGGAACAGAATCTATTGAGATGCTATCTGGAGCAAGGCTTGATGTTGTTGCGGCGACTAGAGATGGCTCACGCGGTCGATCAGTCAATGGATTGCTTTACATCGATGAACTCCGAGAAATTACAGAAGATGGATTTCGAGCTGCGACTCCTACAACTAGAGCTCACCCAAATTCTCAGACGCTTCTTACCTCTAATGCAGGAGACGCTTTCAGCAATGTGCTTAATGATCTCCGAGAAAGAGCATTGGATTATCCACCAAAATCCTTCGGATATTACGAATATTCAGCTCCGCAATATTGCAAAATAAGCGATCGATCGGCTTGGGTCATGGCCAATCCTGCGCTGGGCTACACAATTACCGAAGAAGCTATTGAAGAAGCCATTGCCACCAGTCCGATCGAAAATACAAGAACCGAAACTTTATGCCAATGGATTGATGCTTTGAGTAGTCCATGGCCACATGGAATTCTTGAGGAAACTAGCGACAGCACCTTACAAATGCCTCCCGGTGCTTACACAATTTTTGGTTTTGATGTTTCGCCATCTAGGCGTAATGCCTCATTGGTGGCTGGTCAATTACTCCCAGATGGCCGAATTGGAATTGGAATTTTGCAAACTTGGTCAAGTCAGGTGGCTGTCGATGATTTGAAGATTGCAGCTGACATAAAAGGCTGGTGCGATACCTACAGACCGCGATTAGTCTGTTATGACAAATATGCAACTCAATCCATTGCCGATCGATTGAAACAAGCTGGCGTAATGACCGAGGATGTTAGTGGCCAGCAATTTTATCAAGCTTGTGGCGATTTTTTGACTGGTCTGGTGACTCATAGGGTCGTTCATAATGGTCAGCAAGAGTTAATTCAGCAGATGAATAATTGCGCTGCCAAAGTTAATGACTCGGCATGGAGAATTATTAAAAGAAAATCGGCTGGAGATATATCCGCTCCGATTGGTTTAGCAATGGTTGTTTCGAAGCTGATGTTGCCACCTCCAAAACCACAAATTGTTACTTGACAAATACTAATTAAGTGTCTAGGTTGTGCTATCATTTAGGTCATGGGTATATTTTCGCGAGCAGTACCAAAGCCAAATAAGCCGACTGTCGAAGCGCAATATGCTCCTCAAGTTTTAACTAATAATTATATTTACACGATTGCACCAACGATCGATCGAGATTCAGCTTTACAAATTCCATCCGTAGTTCGCGCCCGTAATTTAATTTGCGGAACTATAGCTTCAATGCCGTTAAATCTTTATCGGAAATCCACTGGTGAAGAAATTGGCAAACCAGTCTGGTTAGATCAACCGGCAATTAATCAACCAAGAGCTGTGACCATGGCTTACACTGTTGATTCATTATTATTTTACGGCTGGTCTCTATGGTTAATTAAATCCAGATACCAGGAGGATGGTCGCCCTGCATCTTACGAATGGATTCCAAATTCTAGGATTACTCCACAATATTCTGCGGAATATTCTTCAGTAATTGATGGATATTTTATTGATGGCAATTTTTATTCAAATAATGATGTTGTCACATTTCAATCATTAAATGATGGAATTTTAACAACTGGTGCTCGAGTCTTGCGCGGCGCATTAGATCTTGAAATTGCTTCGACATTAGCTGCATCAACTCCAATGCCAACTGGTTACATTAAAAATACCGGAGCAGATCTCGATCCAAAAGAAGTTCAAGGATTATTGGCCGCATGGAAATCAGCTCGCCAAAATCGTTCAACAGCTTATTTAACTTCAACTCTTGAATACAATGTCGCGCAATTTTCCCCAAAGGATATGCTCTACAATGAAGCCAAGCAAGATTACGCTACTCAAATTGCTCGTCTTTGCAATGTTGATGCTTTTTATCTTTCTGCAGATGCCAATAATTCAATGACTTATTCGAATTTGCTTGATTCTCGCAAACAGTTTGTTTCTTTATCTTTACAGCCATTTATTACTGCCATTGAGGATCGTTTATCAATGAACGATGTCACTGCTAATGGAAACGAAGTTCGATTTGATTTGGATAATTCATTCCTTCGAGCAAATCCTATGGATCATTTGCTTGTAATTGAAAAAATGCTTTCTCTTGGCTTAATTGATATAAATCAAGCTATGGAGATGACTGATCTAACCCCTAATGGAAATGGTGATATGTAATGGAGAATATCCTTACATTTTCAGCTGATCTGACAGCAGATGCAGCTCGGAGAACAATATCTGGAAAAATAGTTCCAATGGGAACTGGCGAAATTGGTTCAACTTCAGCAGGAGCTGTAGTTTTTGAATCCGGTGCAATTCAACTGCCAGAAAATCCAGCAACAATCAAATTATTAAATCAACACAATGTCAAAGAACCTTTGGGCAAAGCGACAATGTTCAATGAAGTGCCGGGCGAAGGCATTTATGCATCTTTTAAAATTTCCAATTCTTCTCGCGGAACTGACGCTCTCATTTTGGCAAGCGAAGGCTTACAAGGTGGTTTATCAGTCGGCGTTGAAGTTATCAAAGCAAAAAATAAGTCCGGCGTTATGCATGTTTCAGACGCTCGACTATTTGAAGTATCTTTGGTGACTGAACCGGCATTTAAGTCGGCGCAAGTCATCGATGTCGCGGCATCTGATGAAGCACCAGCTGAAGAAGTTTTTATTAAAGAACCCAACCCAACAGAAAGCGAGCCAGTCGTGGAATCAACTCCAGACACTGTAGCAGCTCCAGAAGTTGAGGCATCGGCTGTAGAAGCAGCTCGCCCAACTGTAGCGGTTACAAATGTACGACCACGCCTAAAGACCCTCACCTCTGGTGAATATCTTGAGGCAAACATCAAGGCAGCTATGGGTGACGACGCTGCTCGTCAGCTAGTTCTTGCTACAGATGACACATCAACAAACACAGGCTTGACACTTGCTCCACACATGAATGAATTCGTTACAACTTCAATCGATGGCCGTCCATCTGTTGATGCGATTTCTCGTGGAGTGTTGCCAGCTTCAGGAATGTCTTTCACAATTCCTAAATTATCAACAGCACCAACAATCGACTCAGATTCAACTGAAGGCGAAGCTCTTGGTGGAACTGAAATGGCTTCTACTTACATCACAGTAAATGTTAAGAAGGCTGCCGGACTTCAGACAATTTCTTGGGAACTTTTAGATCGCTCATCACCTGCGTTCTATGATGAACTAATTAAGGAATTGAATTATGCATACGCTAAAGCTACAGACCAGGCTGCAAC